ATAATCCAGGATATCATAATTAAAAATCTGCTGCCAGTGTTGCATCGCGATAAAGATGCTGCTATGGTGAACCCAACAAGAAGTCCCGGGAACCGGATAGCATTGTTAACAAATTTCCTGAAAGATGGATACGTGTCTGTGCTGCCCGTGAATAAAAGTGAATTTAAAAAAGGTTCCCCCGGACCCCCTCCAAAGTAGGGTTAGTAGGTCGTAAGGTAGTTATTTTTCCTTTACATGGCTATGCTTACTGTATCGGTGGTGGAAAGGAGTTTCTTACCTACCATGTCTAAAGAACGTAAATTAGGTAGACCTATATCTGATAAGGCATTAAGCCGCGCTAAAAAATCTGCCATGATTTCAGATTCAGAAGTTGCTGAAGTATGGATGCATTGGATAACTGCTATGAGGACAGGCTCCAAGAGAAAGCCAGTACTAGATGCAACCCGCCGCCAGATTATTGCAGCGGCAATCTACGACTATGAAGTCCAGGGATGTAAGGACGCCATAGATGGATGCTTGTTGTCAGAGTTCCATATGGGCCGAAACAAAATGAACAAAAGATACGACTCAGTAGAATTAATATTCAGAGACGCTGAGCACGTAGAGAAGTTCCACGAAATCTTAGATAAATCCCAACAAGAAGACGAGGCCTGGTGAACAAGCAAGAACTAGAAGAGTTAGTCGTAAGTGCCTACTCTATGTATAACCAAGTACTCCTAGATATCGACAAGAAGAACATCTTGCGCGCTTGGTGGGATATCCTCCAAGACTTACCATTCGGTGGCGTAAAGCAATCCTTGGTTGAGCACGCATGCATCTCGCAGTTCCTCGCAAAGCCTGGGGACCTACGTCGCCGGCATTTAGACTCGGTCTCTACTGTAGGAGAGCCACCCCCACCACTCGTCGCTTGGAGTCTCGTTACCCGCACCGTGGAGGATAGTAACTCCGGTGTGACCCAGGACACATCTAAACTACATCCTTGTATACTACAAGTAATATCTGACTTGGGTAATGCTGTCTATGGGTTGCGTAGCACAACTGACCAGGTTGCGTTCATGAAAGCGTACGAGCAAGTGGTATTGTCCTATCAACAACAAAAGTACAAAATTTCCTAAAAGGGAGCGCATTCGTCGTGAATTTAGACATTTTCCCAGGTTCAACAACTTCAAACCCAGGATACGAGTCCATTACCGTTTCCGTCAAAGCAGACACTCCTTCCAAGGGCTGTTCCACTTGCCTCTATCACACCGAGATTCCTGGGTCGTCATATGGAGTTTGCCATCGTTATCCACAATCAGTCACAGTTGCCCAAGATTATTGGTGCGGAGAGTGGAAGTCTCTCTATAGTGCGTTTGAGACGAAATGATAAAGCGCAACCCTGGTAGGCCACCAAAAGAGCCTGAAACTCCTTTCGTTATTTTGACTATGAGAGTTCCTGCTGAATTCAAGCGTTTACTGATGCGTAAGGCAGATGCATACGGCATGACCCTTACCGAGTTTGTTACTATGGTGGTTGAGCGAGACGGAGAAACCTGATGGGTCGCAAGCCTAAGAAGTCAAGACATCCTAAGGCTATCCATACCCTGACAGTTAAAGTAACTGGTGCTGAGAAGAACGCACTGATAGATGCAGCCCGTACTCAAGGAATGACTCTTTCTCAGTTTGTAGCCTGGGTCGCTTGGGATTACTGCCAGACCAAAAGAGGTCACACTCCTGCACCTGCTCCCCATCCAAGACCCACTCCTTCTGATTTCCTGAGAATGTATCTAGAAGGTGAGAAGGTTCTGATGCCTTGCGGTAAGGAAGAATGCGACATGCAGATAGTTTCCTTTGGTTCTGCTGAGTACTGCAACACCTGTTCTTTCAGGGTTGGTTAGTTTCCCCACATCTGTGAAAGCGTAGGTCTTGTGTGTTTCACTCCCCTACGTCTTTGCTCTGCTGCTAATTGTCTTGATGTAAGACCAGCCCATACTCCATGCATGTCTGCTGCTGGAAACTCTAGTGCGTACTCTAAACACTTGGCTTGGACCGGACAGGATTTGCAGATTGCTCTTGCTTCGGCAATATAAGTAATGTCCTTGTGTTGTTTGGGAAACATTAGTTCTGTTTTACCTTTACAGGCAGCGTTATCAAATAAGTCTAATTCCTGTATATCTACAGATTTATCTAGTTTGGTAATTATTTTATGGTTATCTTTATTAGTCAAAATTGCTTACTCAGGTTTCTTTCTCCCCCTATAGAGTTGTTTACTCTCTCCTTGCTGATTACGCAGAATTCAGAAACATGGTAGGTGTTTCCGCGCGCTTCATCTCTTCCCATATTTCTCATTTCGTAGCCACTTCCTGCTGGGAAAACGTGTGATATGGCGCACCGGTATGAGGGTCAAACTTCGCAGCGATACTAAGTGCCTTGATTACAGCCTGCTTAGCCTGGTTGAGTGAAAAACCTTTACCCGTACTTATGGCGCTTAGTGCTCCTAGGGCGTAAGACGAACCAGAACCACAGGCGTAGAAACCAGACGACTCAGTGGTCCATGAATAATCATTCTCAATAATGTAGATAATTCCGTTAAGAGACAGAACCAGTGTTGAGTCTTGTTCGGCTCTATGGTCTCTTGATGAATCCTTCTCTGGCGGAGAGTAACCGTGAGTATCAAAGCATTGGCGTAAAGAAGGTATTACCTTCCCCGTTACAAAGGCATCTAGTTTCTTTCCCTTTAGGCTTGGTGGCACTACTGGGGGTTGGTAGACATGGTGAAGAATATTGATGGCTCGTACATCACCTGCTGCCCCTATTAAATATTTGCCGTTTGCGGCAATCTTCGACATTCCTGGTCCAAGACCGGAGTATTGATAAACACTTCCGTCGTTATCGAAAGAACTTATCCTTGTGTCCGAGCCCAAAACAGCAAAACCGTCACCCTGAATTCCTATAATTGTTGTCATTTGCACTTCTCTGTAATAGATTTGTGTCAAATGTGCCTTATAAACGGCTAAATGTCAAGCACGCTAGGTTTTTCTGTAGAAACGATTGTCTTTATTGTGTACGAGAGTTGCGTAACCAGCCTGAAGGTATTCTCCCCAACTGTCGTTCATGTACTGAAACCAGGCTTTTCTGTCCTCTTCGGACATGTCTTTCCACACAGTGAAGTTTGTTCCTATTTCGCCTTCGCTACCGATAGCCATTTAAGTTGCCTTCATCCATTTGAGCATGTTTCTCCAGTGAACCCACTGCCATAGTACCCACATGGCGATAAAGCCAGGCTTGTTAAAGATGATTGCGTAAAGAAACCAAGGGAAAGAATGCAGGGCGACAATCATGTGCCCGTACCATTTCTTGTTACCGACCAGATAACTGCCAGATACTCCTATGAGTTCCATAGCGAATAGGAGCCAAGTCCAAGTTGATTCGCTCATAGATTTATCTAATCTGCTTTGTACTCTTTGCCTCGGTACATACCCCAGCCATCGTAGATAGCCATGCACTCATAAGAGAACTTGTGGTCGCCGTCGTCTTCGTACATTACGACACCAATACCCTGTTGCCAGTTTTCGTGTCTCACCAAAGGACGTCCGTCTAGGTCTACTCCACCTCTGGTAGAAGGAATAGCGCCATCAATACGAGCAAGACACCCAGGAGATGCAGCCATAATGGTGCGAGGACCATCGTAGTCTTCACGCGTTTTGTAAGCCGTTTCAATTCTGTGAATGTGTCCATAGATGATTGATACCTTTTCTGCGTTGAGATATATATGGGCTGTTGAGCCAGAAGACTTAACCCGGTCACCGTGAATAATCTTCAGTTTTTTGTTAATCCAGAAGTCAGCGGCTGGATATCCAGGTCTGTACTCCACTCCGTACTCTTCCATTCGGCAAAGATACGGAACTGAAAGAACTGGCCAAGAGGTTGGGGTCATTCCTTTACGCAACCCATACGCAGCGCCTGCATTTGTAAGCAAATACTTAGGCATGCGCTCTTCGTGGTTTCCAGCAAGCCAGATAATCTTAGAATGTGGGCATGCTGCTCGCATTTGAGCACACAACATGGTGGCTCTATCAATCGCCGCCTGTGTTGTTTGGGCGTAGGATGGATAGGTGAGGTACTTACCCATCTCTGGAAGGTCAAGATTGTCTCCAACCATCACGATTAGTTCAGGTTGCAACTCTTTAATCAGCCCAAGGAAGATAGAAATAGCCTTTTCGTCGTGAGTTGGCTCCAGTACGCCCTCTTGATTTCGGAAGTATCCAATCTGTATATCAGGGGGTACGACGCAGGTTTTGAAAGTTGCAGGAGGCTTCGGTTTTGTAGTTGACTTTTGTAGTTGTACAGGCTTGCCTTGTTGGATAACTGGCCATTCTGGACCGGTTTCCCACTTAGGACTGAATTGAATAGCCGCAAGGTCGTGGATTTGGGCTTCACCTTGGTCGTCTTTGAGCATTGACTGGTAGAGCGAGACCCTTTTGATGTCACCAATCTCATTGATGTCAATGTTCTTGCGCTCTAGCATGTCGGCAAGAGTGCCAAGGAGTTTCTTCTTCATTTCAGAAGACTCAACCCTCTCGGCAACATTGTCAAGTTTTGAGGCTATTGTCTTCTTGTCAGTCATTTAGGGCTTCCTTAATACATGGGCATTCTTTATTTGATTTAAAACAGAGTCTACGCTTGTCACGTAGGTGGGTTATCTTGAAAGAGTCAATGCCTTCTTCGTTCAGTACTTGCAGTATCTGAAAAGCGGAAGCATTACTCATCATTGCGTTAATGAACGCATCAAGTGTTTCCTTGTCCATGCGAGCCATCTCTCTACCAAGCAAGCAGTCATTTTGTGACTTTCCTTGGAATGAGGCGATATCAGCGAGTTTATTCTTCAACATAGGTTTACCCTCCTGGCAACATATTAGAACAAGCGACGAACGCGCGCAAGCATGCTAACCTCCATTATGACACCGGAGGGTTGCCAAATGGAGAACAAATCAGTTATTAAGTTCAAAAATGATTTAAGTAAAATACTTGAAGACAAACAAGACTTGATACAACAGATTCTTCAATCAATGGATGAGAATAGAATTATTCATTATTCGGAGCCCGGAGAAATATCTCTGCTCTCTACTTCGGGAAGAATACTTTTTACAATAATTGTTGAGCCAGAAATAACACAACGCGCACTGTCTGTGTATTTAGGCATTAGCGAAACAATGGTTGAAAAAACAATTAAAACCCTTACGGAGCAAGGGTTAATTACAAAGACAAAAGTCAATCGCAAAAATGTCTACAAATTAAATAAAAAACTTTTGATAAAACACGCTGATATACAACGGTTTCCCCTTATGTTTAATAAGATGTTAGAGGCAGAATGGGATTAATACTATCTAGGTAGTGTTAATTAGTCTTTGCCTATACGCTGTAGTTCATGGAAATACACAAATACGACCTACCTGAATTGGGAAAACTAGCGAAGCCAACTTATAAGTACGGTTCATCAACTTATCTTGTGCTCGCCTACGCCTACGCCTACAGGACGTCTTTGACGATTGATGATTTTCAGAGGCTGAGCAGCAACGCCTTTGAAGACAAATACACAATCAAGAGAGCGCTAGGCATCCTTGTTGACAACAAGGCAATGACTCAAGTCAACGATACTTATTGGTGCATTACTGGTTTGGGAATCAGACAGGCTGTAGAACTAGCAAAGTCAAACAAGAAAAACAAGGCTTCCTCATCCCATACTTGATGCCCACGCCTGAAACGTTATGTCGTCAGTAGGCATAAACCAAAGTTGACAAGCGTCTAGGTCGTGGATGTTTCCTCCGAGGGTCCAACAGATTTGTATGGATTCAGCCGCATCACACGCACCAGCATTACAGTCAAGCCCATACAGGTCGATAAAATATTGAACGGCGCACTTGCCGTCTGGCAGGTAACACGTATTACTTTCTTTGCTGGGGCAATCAACTTTACTAACAACTACTTCTGACCTTTCCAAGCGCAAATGAACAACATGTCCATCGTTATGCCAAATCATTTCTGTGGCCATTTTTGCCTTTAGTTAAATCTGAAAAAATAAGCCCGTTTTTAACAGGGCTCTACAAAAGGAATAGTACTACTTACTATTCCTTCTTTTTGTCAACTTTGTTGAAAACATCATTAATCTCATCAAGGGTTAATTTTCCGTCGTCCAGGAATGCTCTTGACAGTCCTTCGATAACCGTTGCCACCCCAGCGATACCAGCCATGAAGCACGCTTTCCATAGAGGAATGCCGGCGATAGCACCAGCACCGATGACGCCTAGACCGTTAGCGGCAAAGACTGCCAGAATTCTTAATAATATAGTTTTCACTCATACACCCCCGTGTTTTTTAAGAAGACTTGGCGCACGTTTCTGAACAGAAAAGCGCATTCTCCTTGTATCTGACCATTCCCCTTACGGTGTGCTTGTTGCACTTGGGGCATTTGTTTGGCGCATTCTTTGAGCCGATATACATCATTGATGAACCATAGATAGCAGGGTCAAGAACTACTTGCTTGACTACTTGATTAGCCATCGGCTTTGCTGGTTTCTTTGGTGCCATTAGACGTCTCCCTTTGCGTGGTCACGAATGTGTTCGTCTAGTTTTACTTCGTTGCGAACAACGGTTGCTTCTACACGGTCAATTGAGCGACCTAGGTTTTTACCAATGATGTCAAGTTTTTCGGAAACAACGCCATGGTCGGTTTTATTTTCACGTCGTCCTTTTTCAACAAGGGCAACTAGTACGGCACCGACAACCGTGATGAGAGCAACTGTGATTGCTTCCATTCTGAATCATGCGCCAGGCTTAGGAAGGGCACGCCATGCTGCTTCAAACTTTGCAGCGTCTTTAGCCATCTCTGGAGAAAGTTCTATGTGCAACCACTTACCGCCGAAACTTCCAGCATTATCGTCCTTTGTGAACAATTTCACACCTGCAGCGTTTTCGCCTCTTGAGCACCTGAAGCCTCTTCCATAGCCAGGCTTGCCATCCTTGACATCCTTATCAAAGGCGTAGTCGTGAATCTCTTCAATGCCGAGTTCTTTGGTGTACTTGATAAACCAATCCCACATAGCAACTCCAACCTTGCGGTCTTCGTAACCAATATCAATTGCGGCTCCAGTTGCGTGAACCGATAGCCACTTTTCCATTCCTGGGTCGCCAATTTTTTTACCCTCTGTGTGAGAATTTCTCATCAAACGTGCGGAATAAATCCCCAGATTGCGGGTTTTCCAACGTGCCGCACAAAGCGCATTTAATTTTTCCGTACCTGGCTGTGCGCCTTTTCCGTCAAAACTGGGGTAATAAGAATATTTTCTTGGCATTTGGCCTCCGTGGAATTTACGAACTCACCAATTTTACACTTTAATCTTCTTTTTTTAATGCAAGACCCAGGCCGTAAACGAATAAAGATACGCCAGATATCCAGAGTCCCCATTTTTGAGTGTCTCCACTTAATGTAATTAACACAAGACCAGTACCGCCTAAAGTCCAAGCAAGGTCACTTATGCCGTCTTTAAAGTTCTTAAACATTATATTCTCCTGGTTGTTGGTGGGGCAGAAAACAAAACAGCAACACCTATACCAATTATGACACGGCGACCACTAACTGGAATTGAAGAACCAATAGGCACATATGTGTCAATCGGTCCTGAGAAGACATTAATTTCAGATTCCATTGATTCTCTAACTTCGGTTGGGGCGTTCTGGACTGCTTCAACAAGTTGTGCTGCTTCTTCTGGAGTAACGTTAGTTATCTCAACAGCGTCAAAGATTTCTGTTGCTTGGTCGCCATCAATGCTCTCCAAGACTTTTGCGCTAGTAGCAAGGTCTGTTGCTTGGTCTTCGGTAACTCCGTTTTCAACAACTGAGTCAACTGCAGCCGCAACCTGTTCTTCTGTAACGGTTTCTGACTCCAAGACATTAACCAGTTCTTCAAACTGCTCACTCGTCAGTGGCTCGTCTAAAACAGCATCAATGATTGCGTCAAACTTCTCGTCAGTGATTGGTTCATCAAACACTGCTTCAAGTGCTTCGCTAAATTGCTCCGAAGTGAGTGGCTCATCAAAGACTGCCTGTACGGCAGCGTCAAACTGTTCGTCGCTAAGAGTCTTGGTGTCTTCAAAGACTGCTGCTACTGCGTCTTCAAACTGAGCATCAGACAATGGACCATCAAAGACCGCAACAACCGCGTCTTCAAATTGTGCATCCGACAGTTGGGTTGGGTCTTCAAATACCGCATCTACTGCAGCGGCAAAGTTCTCGTTTGACATGGGCCCATCAAACACTGATTCAATAACGGTGGCAAACTGAGTGTCTGAAAGTTCTTGGTCAAGAAGCGAGTTAACAACAGCGGTTAGTTGTGTTGGTGTTTCGGCGTCTGCCACTAAGTCATCTACAGCGTTAGCAATTCCTGCATTAGACATGGGGCCATCAAAAATGTCTTCAACTGCAGCGTTGGCTGCTTCTTGAGTGTCTACAGGAACAACTATCGCCGGTTCGTCCGTTTGTGTTGTTGTCTCTTGTTCTGGGGCATATTGTGGTATCGAGGTGGCGGGTCCATCGCCTTCGGTGTTACCTTCGCTCTTGGGTGTCTCAATTGGGGTTACCTCCACTGGGTCAAATATTGTTTGAATAAGAGTTGTTGTAGTTGGGGAAATTACTGTTTCTAGTTCAGGAATTGAAACAGTGGTGTTTTCTGTTGGAATTGTCTCAATAGGAGGGGGGACAACCTCTGGTTCGGTAGTTGTTGTATTATTAGGTGGTGAAATTACTATTGTGCTTGTGGTCGTTGTGGGCACTATTGATGTACTGGTTGTACTGGTAGTTGTGGTGGTCGTAACAGGAGTTGCACTAACGGTATAAGTTTCAACCATTGACGAATAGACACCAAGTGTGTCGTTGTCTGCACGAACCCTAAATTGGTACTCGGTTCCGTTTGTCAGGTTGTAAACA